AACTTCAAAAACCGTATTATTGAACCACTGCATAGTCGGTGCTCTTTAGTAGAGTTTAAGATTGGCAATAAGGACAAACCAAAACTCGCGGGTGGATTTTACAAACGTGTTGTGGCTATTCTTGATCAAGAAAATATCAAATATAAACCACAAGTCGTTCAACAGATGGTCGCAAAACATTTTCCAGACTGGCGAAGAGTCTTGAATGAATTGCAAAGATACTCTGCTGGTGGCGAGATAGACGAAGGTCTCCTTACATCTGTCGGCGAAGTAAACATTAAAAAGATGACAGACGCCCTACGCGATAAAAACTTTACTGCTTTGCGTCATTGGGTAACTGATAATCTCGACAATGATCCTGCAACTATTTTCAGAACTATCTACAACGGTCTATATGAACATGCAGAATCTAACACTATTCCACAGGCTATTATTCACCTTGCAGAATATCAATACAAATCTGCATTTGTTGCTGATCAAGAAATTAACATGGTTGCCTGTCTGACCGCATTGATGTGTGATTGTAGCTGGAAATGAGTTATGATCTATTCAAAGACTACGTGCCTGCAATCTCTCACAACAAAAAGAAGTTGATGGACAGTGACGATGACCAATGGGAGAAAAATTATCTTCCATTTCTTATAAATAGAAACTTTTCAAACTTCCAAGACACTATCATGCATGCCCAGCAAATGAATATATATCACACTGCTGACCGTAAAATGCAATTCGATTTTTTACTAAATAGTATTCGACCACGTAAGAGATTTTCTAAGTGGCACAAAAAGATAGTTCATAATGATTTCGAATGTGTGAAACAATATTATGGATATAATAATAAAAAGACAGAGCAGGCTCTCGCTATACTAACCAAAGATCAAATCGGTTGCATAAGGGAGTCAATGAACAAAGGCGGATAGGTTATGTCAATTTTAGAATCATTAGTGGAAGTATCCCTAGCAGATCAAGAAGATTTTTTAAAGATACGTGAAACACTTACAAGAATTGGTGTTGCTTCAAAGAAAGATAAAAAACTTTATCAATCCTGTCATATTCTACACAAACAAGGTAAATACTACATTGTCCATTTTAAAGAGTTGTTTAAACTCGATGGCAAATCTTCTGATTTTTCCGACAACGATAGATCAAGAAGAAATACGATTGTAAACTTGTTAAAAGAATGGGGTTTGGTAACAGTTGTTAAAGATGATGAATTTGAAGAGGCTCCAATATCACAAATCAAAATACTTTCCCACAAAGAAAAAAATGAATGGGAATTAGTACCCAAGTACAATATCGGAAGAAAAAGGTAAAAAAGTGCAGACTTTCCAAGAATATCAAGAACAACAATTGCAAGAGGCATCACTTTCAAGAGTTATGAAACATACTCAAGAAAGACCTATTGCAATTATTACTGCATTTCGTGGCGATTTCGCCCGTAAAGAAAATGATGCAAGAAATCGCAAACTTATGACTGATATTCGTGGTGCTGGATATGGTGCTATTAAAGTCCAAGGCAAATATGTCGAAGGATTTGGTACACCAGAAGCCAGAGATGGTGATGGAATGGAAATTTCGTATGTTGTAGTTGGTACTCAAGGAGATACCAGTGGCAATCTTAAAGGATTTGCAAAAAAGGTTGGTAAAAAATACGATCAAGATAGTGTCTTATATAAAGACTCTGGAGATGACCAGATTGCAATTCTTATTGGTACAAATGGAACTGCTTGGCCGGGCATGGATAAAGAAGTAAAACTCGGCAAATGGCATCCAAATCGCGTACCAGAATTTTATTCTAAAATGAGAGGCGGTACATTTGCATTTGAAAGTTTTGAATTTAGATCAATGAAATCTCCATCTCAGAGAAAAGAAAGACTATTTTAATTAAATTATGAGGATTATATAATGGCTGCAAAATGGGCAGAAAAAGATTACGCAAATAGAATTTATTGTTATAAGTTATTTCCAGAAGCGCATATGCCTGTCAAGGGTTCTGATCTTGCCGCATGTTTTGATTTAAAGGCGTCGATGCGAGAAGGAGATGAAATTAAATTTTATAATAAACAAAATGTAAAATCGGTACGGAAAGTAGTAGATCAAAAAATCACTATGTATCATGGCGAAAGAATGATGATTCCAACAGGATTGGTATTTGATATATCGGACGATACTTCCCTTCGAATTCACCCTAGATCTGGACTATCATCAAAAAATGGCATCAACATTGCCAATTGTGAAGGTGTAGTGGATTCAGATTATGTAGAACAGACTTTCGTATTGTTGTTGAATATATCTGACATTCCATTCGAAGTCTCAGATGGAATGAGAATTGCCCAAGCTGAAATTGTTCCGGTATATGATGTGGACATTAAAGAAATTTCTACAAGACCGCAACAAAAAACTACAAGAACTGGCGGATTTGGTTCCACAGGCCTGTAAATTTGTTATATATAGTATTGTGGATTGTTGGTTCCAGCGCGTATTGCACGGCAAAATCAACACGGTGCTCGAAAGAGACCAAACGTAAACCTTGCTTAACAGGAGGAAATAAACATGGTTACGAATTTTAAGACAGACCCTTTTATGCGTTATAGTGTGGGGTTCGATAGATTATTTAATGAATTGGAGCGCACATCGCTCACAACGCAAAACAACTATCCACCCTTCAATATTATTAGAGAGGACGATTCGTTTTATCGTATCGAAGTCGCTGTATCTGGATTCTCAGAAGATGAATTGAGTGTCGAACTCAAAGAATCTACTCTGACCGTATCTGGTAAGGTATCGACAAGTGATGACAAGGCTGAGTATCTACATAAAGGTATTTCGTCCAGAGACTTTGAAAGAAGTTTTACATTAAATCAAGATGTGGTAGTAAATGATGCAAAAATTGTTAATGGACTACTAAGTATTGAACTGGAACATATTATTCCGGAAGAGAAACGCCCAAGAAAAATTGAAATTGGTTCTGGGGCCAAAAAACGTAAGAAAACACTTCTTACAGAATAATCAACAGGGGGGAGAGATTCCCCCACCACAACTAAGGATGTTAAACTATGGAAACTCACGATCAACTGACTATTGAATTGGAACAATACAAAATTGAAAACGAAAAATTTGTAGGTGGAAATAAATCTGCCGGTATTCGTGCTCGCAAACATTTGAACGAATTGATGAAGTTATGCAAATCGCGCCGGGCAGAGATTCAAGATGAAAAAGAATGGATTGTAAAGTAATGACAGAAACCCCGAAAATTTTACCCGATGAAAGAAAAGTATCACCTTCCGCAGCAAAAGCTATGAATGATATTTTATCGGGCGATCAAAAAATTCAATATAAGAATGAATCTGATGGCCGCGGTAATGTTGAATTTACACCGGGCCTTCCGAACAATCATCTTATGGAAGCAATCATGAACAATAAGAATATTCTTATGGCTCATAGAGATGTAATGCAAAAAGTATTAAATATGGAATGGCAGTGGTTTGAGAGAAGAATTATTAAGTGGTTGGGGGATACCCCTGAGTCTAGAAGTCTACAAGATTCTTTGAGAGAACATATTAAAAATGAAAAAAAATGGATAAAAAGAGGAGCAAAGGCCGATGAAGTTGGATTATTCGTCTAGTTTAAAATTGAGAGCACTTATTCGTAAATATGAATTTGAAAGAGATGAGGCAATTGCTAATCTGCAAGTTTTTTTCGAAAACGGTGTTGGTGTTGGAGAACACCATAATGTCATTGATAGTATGGATGTGTTGGTGACAAAGCTTGCAGATGCAGAAGGAAAATTGAAAACTACAATTTCTTATTTTGCGAACTTAGGTACAACACCCCCACCAGCAGATATAGAAACCGAAGATGATCAAAGTAGTTAGGTTGATATCTGGCGAGGAACTAATGGGATTCCTCACCGAAACTAGTGATGGTTGGCATTTGAAAAATGTTTGTCAGATTGTGACTTCATATACTGACACAACAAGCGCAACAGCAAGAGTTGGATTGTCGCCATTTATGCCATATACAAAAACCACAGACGGCGTTGATCTTAAACATTCGTATGTTGGATTTATAGTAGATCCTGTAAATGAATTAACAAACGAGTACAATCAAGTTTTTGGAAGTGGACTAGTATTGCCTCCTTC